GCCCCTCTTGCGAGGGGAACGGCATTAACCCAGCCTACCATCGTTTCACGTGTTTTACCGCACGTGGGCGGTGCTGTCCTCTGGTATGGTCTTCCATTGCCATCGGATCACAATGGACGAATCCTGTTTGCTGTTGTCTATGTCTAAAAGCTTTACTACTAGCCGGTAACGGTCCAGGGCTCCTTAGAGGAGTCCTAGATTACGTTAAAAGCTAGCTCCGGAACTGGTCACAAGTGGTCGCCCGTTGGGCATCCACTCAAGGACCCGGCCCCTGGATGTAAAGACTTTATTCGCATGTCAGCCAAAAAGGGTTCTGTACCGGAAGGTACAGGATCTTTCTGTTCCAAACCACCTTTACAGGTGTGCACTTAATGACTAACCCAGGGATAATGTACCTGGTATTAATTAAAGAGTGTACCTGCTGGGAGGTTGGGGCGATCAGATAGGCTTTCAGGCGGGTAGAGTTTTCACGTCTACGTCGCGGGAAAGGACTAGCCGATCCAGAACGAAACCCTTTTCGAGGATCAACGTAGTTAAGACATCAGCCAGATGAGGTATCGTAGGAGGAGTCGTTACTGTACAGATTAACAACCTGTACTGTGGTGACGCAAACCGCGATAGTCTACTCGAGACATTCACGGCCTGGCCACCCGACTCGGAATCTTACGAATCGGGAAAGGCAGGTAGCGAGCTTTCTAAACAAACTGAAATACTTCCAATTATGCTCATACTTACTCGCTCCTTTTCATCATCTTTTGTCCTTCAACAGGATAAGTTCCTTATCAGTGGAACCGAGATGACGCGGGAGCAAATCTTAGCGATTCGCCCTGCTCTAAGAGCAGTTGCGCACTGGCTTGTTCTAGTAGACCGTGATCTATGGGAAACTCGACCATACGTGGTCGTGGATCCTTTTAGTCCCACAAGTCTACTTTACTTGAACCAGGCAGACTACCTATCACTAGGTAGAACCTGCGTTTCTAACGATTTGCCACTGATGGTCATAGCCACTCCGTCCGTACAGTTTCCAGATCCTGTTGGACTTGTCCCTAAAGACAAGACTTCTTCTCAAAATTCCCCCCTTCCGGTGGGATTTGAGTCGAAGTGGTCAAAATCGTCCCGAGCTAGTTGGAAAACCTTCCTAGACTTTCGATCGAAAGTCCGGAAAGGTGTTCCAGCTGTTTCAGGCTCGACTATGGTCTCCGAGGATCCTAAAACGATCGTACGGACCGTGATGTTGTGGGGGCGTGAGCTCCTACACTACACGGAAGTGAAGAATTCGGGAGGTTTCCACGAATTGCTCCACCACGTGGCCCGACATCTCTCGAACCTCATCTTGCATAATGGACAGATGGGCGCTATAAAGCACTTGAAAACTGCTTTATTCGTCCTCTATTCATTTATGTCTGGCAATCCTATTAAGTGTAGCGTTGCCATTGGCTGGGGAATCCGACTTACGAATGGTCTTCCTTCGTACTGGCCAAGGGCTTTAAGAGACATGATCAGATCTGGTAACCTCCCCGTAATACGGGTTGTTGCTTCGATTCTGAACTTGTATAGAGCGATGGATGCTAAGCACCCGCCGCTCAGTACAGCGTCAATTACTGCTCCTCATCCAGTATTGGAGGGAAACCAAACTTGGGTCGAATACCAGCAATTTGTTTCAGAAGTTTTTCCGAAACTCCTTGCTACTCATTTTGAAGACGGCAAGCTGCCATCTTTCAAGTATGAGTCTGCCATTGGCACACTGATTCGATCGGCTGGAGCCAATTTTAGTTGTCCATCTTTGTCTTCGGCGTTATTAGACGCTAAAGCCTGGATGGAAGCACCTGAGAACCACGTTCTCAAGTGGTTTGCTATGCATAAGGATCATCCCATGGTTCAGATAATGGAAGCCCTTTCTTTGGAACACTCGGAGACGCCGTCTCTAAGTGCCCATCGGGAGGGTTTCCACGATGCTGATAGTACTGACAAGCCTTTCGGCCCGTTAGTACCGGAGTCTGGAGGCCTTACGGCCAACGGACTCCTCATGGCTATGAGACTTACGCCAGCAACAGCTTTAAGAGGCGGTCAACCGATCCTCAGTCGACTACACACAATAGATGAGCCAGCCGGAAAAGTTCGAGTCGTGGCTATCTGTGATTATTGGACCCAAGTAGCTTTAAAGCCGGTGCATGAATTCCTCTTTACCCTTCTCAGAGGTATCGCGTCTAACGACGCGACCTTTGATCAGGATGGAGTGGTTCAGGCATACTTCGAAAGGGACTTAAGTCCCCATTGGAGTTTCGACCTTAAAACTGCAACCGATTCTATTCCTCTTGCACTGTATAAAGCAGTGTTATATCCTATCCTTCGAGCCGAAGGAGAAGAACCTAGTTTAACTAGGGAGAGAGTAGACCGGTGGGCGTCAATACTCACAGACCGCGACTTTTACCTTCCGGTAGAAAAGGGTCAAGAGGTCCCACAGAAAGTCCGATACGGTACCGGACAGCCGATGGGAGCTTTGTCTTCCTGGGCGTCAATGGCCTTGGTGCACCATTCACTTGTGCAGTTTGCTCATCATAAAGCAACCTCACGGGTGGAGTGGTACAAGGATTATCTAGTATTAGGAGATGATGTCGACATAGCGACT